GTATAAGGGAATTTAACTATGAGAAAACGTACACGATCTATACTAGAAGAGCTGAATCAGATACATCGTACAACTAATAACGATGCTTTGATCCAATCTACAGGCAATAACTTGATTGAAAGTGCTATAAACCTACTGAATAGGATAGCAGAAAGCTACGATCAAGAAACTGCACAGGAATTGGAAAGACGCTTTATCAATAGTATTAGAAGTGGTGACCCTAGAAAATTTAAACGTGGTGTTGATAAAATTATAGAATCCCATCAAAAGGATGACGACAATGCAAATTCTTAACGAAGGTGGTAACGTATTCAAGACACCAGATGGTGCTGAAGCAACCAAAAGAATAAACAAAGCAGATGTAGAGCCTACACTTAAATGGCTTGAAAAAATCACAGGACTTGATCATGTAAACTTTATGCTAGGTTCAACTGGTATCAAAGATACATCAGGTGACTTAGACGTTGCAGTTGACAAAGAGAACGTTGACAAGAACGGTTTAGTAGCAAAACTAAAAGCCTGGAAAGATAAGAACGCACCCAATGATGAAGACAGAGCCTGGATAGCAAAGACAGGTATCAGTGTACACTTTAAAACTCCTATCAATGGAGATGCAAAGAACGGATTTGTACAAACAGACTTAATGTTTGGTGATCCTAAGTTTATGCAGTTTGCCCTACGTGGTGCGGCTGACAGTGAATTCAAAGGACAACACAGAATGATCATGATAGCCAGTATTGCAAAAGCACAAGGTTACAAATGGTCACCAACAAACGGATTAGTAGATAGAATTACTAACCAACCTGTAACTAAAGATCCAACCGAGGTAGCTAAAACTTTAATGGGTGATGGTGCAACTGCTGAAGATATGAGAAGTGTTGAAACTATCAACAAGAAAATTAAAACAGATCCTAACTATGAGAATCTAGTTAAAGATGCAAAAGACTACTTTGAAAAAGAAGGACTACAGTTACCGTAATGAAATTTGATGAATTTAATAACATATTAAGAGAAGGTGCTCGTATCGACCACGCAGAAGATATTATCTTTTGGGAAGGTAGCAGAGGTGCGAAACGTGTTATTGATTCTATTATAGGATTAACAAAAGGTAACACACAATCACTTACAATCAAATGGGACGGCTCACCAGCAGTTATATTTGGTAGAGATGAGAAAGGCCAGTTTGTGTTTACAGACAAGTCAGGCTTTGTTGCAAAAGGTTATGACGGTAAAGCCAAGTCAGCAGATGACATTGAGAAGATGCTTAAGAACCGTCCAGGGTATCAAAGAGATCCAGAAGGGTTTGGAAAGTTTGCAGGCAATATGAAAAAGGTATTCCCTGCATTTGAAAAAGCAATACCAGAAGACCACAGAGGCTACTTCAAAGGCGATATGTTATATTTTAACACACCAGAACAAGATAACGGAGCATTTACTTTTAAACCGCAACTTGTTTCCTATAAGGTTAACGCAGACAGTGACATAGGTAAACGTGTTGCACAGTCCGAGGCAGGGGTTGTGATTCATAGAATTGTTGAGCCCGACGGTAGTGAAAAGCCATTAACTGATTATGATATATTTCAAGGTAACAGTTTATTAGTGTTACCTCCAGTCACTGTACAACAAGCACCAGAAGTAGACATGAGTGGTGTTAATAAGATTACTGCTATCGTTAACAAGAATGCGGCAGGCATTGATACTTTACTTGACAAAGGTAAGTTGAAACAAATGCAACTGTCAAACTTTGCAGACATATTATATAATTACGTAAACGTAAAAACAGATACAGGATTAGACAACTTAGGCAAAGACTTTATGCAATGGCTACAGAGTAGTGCTGTTAGCAATAACAAAAAGGCAAAGATAACTGAGTATGTTAAAACGAACATGACAGCCTTTACGGCTTTATGGAACATAGTTAGTGGAATAATGAATGTTAAGAACAACATTATCGACCAACTAGAAAAACAACCTGCTGATGTACAAGCATCAATAGGAGATAAACCAGGGGGCGAAGGATATGTACTAGCTCACCCAACTGGTGATATTAAATTTGTTAACCGTGCTGGCTTTAGTGCGGCGAACAGAGCAGTACAACGATAGGAGATAATAATGAAAGCAACTGATTTTATTAAAGAAATAGATGCAGACGATCAAGATGCTATTGATTCTTTAAAGAAACAAATAGATCCAGCTGACGTAGATGGTGGTGATCTAGAAAAAGGATTTGGTGATAAACACGTATCACTAATCAACCAAGTACACAAAGTAAAAGATTCACAGGGTAATCCAAATCCTGTTAATACTGTTACAACATCAGATGGTGGTAAGTTTAAGATCAAAGGTTGGCAGGCTGATTTAATCATGCAGATGCTAACAGGTAACTATAACCAACGCCAGAAGATGGAGTTTACAAAAGACGTAAACAGCAAGAAAGATATGCTAGGTGCATTACTTGGTGAGCCAGGACCTAAAGAGATGGTTCTTAAATTTAAAGAACTAGTGAATCCTGAAATGCAAGCCAGAAGTGCATACGAAAGCAAAAAAGTATAAGGAAAACAAGAATGGAACTTGAGTTTCTAGAAGAGCTATACGAAGCAAGAATGACCCGCAACTCGGGTGACACAGCAAAGTTAACATTTAATGACTGCTGTGAAAGACTCTATCTGAGTTTACTTGTTCTTGAACTTCTTAGACAGTATCCAAAGTATACATCAGCCTCAAGGGCTTATGCAAAAGCAACGAAGGCAGTTAATTACAATCGCTTTCAGATGCAGGGTACTGACTTACACAACTTCATTTACTTTGTGAATGGAGATGATGAAGCTCTAGCTAAACTTAAAGATCCTGATAGTGCTAGAATGGTTGCTAGAAGAATTACATTACCAATGATGGCAATCAATAGATATCTTACTACACTTTCAAGTGGGATGTCATCAAGAACTAGTGAAACGTTTATGGGTATTGAATCGGCATTACGTATCTCCAATGCTGATTACAAAGCCATTCGTAGACAACTTACTAACTTTCAAAACCTAGCAACATATGACAGAAAGAAAATTGCTACTAGACTAGTGTTAGCCGTTAGAGCTAAACTAAGAAGCAGTGATATAATTAGATTCCTAGAAGAACTTGTAGCTGAAAGAGATTTAGAAACAGGAACAGTCAAGGACAACGAACCAATCATTAGTGTACCAGACCTTTCAACTAGTGGTAAGGAATTATCTTTATACAGATATCTAGTTGGTGCAAGAAATTTAGTAGGTACTAAAAAGTTTTTAGAACTTGCAAAGAATGGTCAAAGTGTTCCAAGCACGTTCGTAAAACAATATATGCCTGCTATTGAAATGATAGATGATATCGTAAAAGCAGGGCCAGGATACGTACAAATGTTACGATCCTTACAAAAACGAGCCAAACAACGCCGATAACTCCGGTTTTTTCCAAAAACTTATAAATACTAGTAACATACCACACAAGAGAAACGTGTGTATGGTCATTAGAACATAGGAGAAATAAAATGGCTGGAGTAACAAGAGTAAATGGATTTGGCAACTACGTTGTTGGATCATACAGATCAAGTGCTAACATTGGCGCTTATTTAGTAACAGTAAAAAATGCCTCTAACGCGGCAGTAGATATCAGAGCAGAAGACGATGCGGCTAACGAAGCTGTTGAGGCTATCATGATGGCTACAAACGCAATTGGTTCATCTTTCGCAGATGCTAACACAGGCGTAGCAACACTTTTAGTTGACGGATCACAACATGACGCGGCTTCTTTACAATTTGTATTAAGAAACCTAGGAACAACTGTTGGACCAAACAACATCGACTTTAGTGGAACAACTGTTGCGGCGGCTTCTACATTAACAGCGGCGTAATCCAAAGTTAAGTAGTTAGTTACTAAAACTAATTTAAAGGGCGGTTCATTATTTGTTCCGCCCTTTTTTTACGACTATAAGTATGAGTATGAACTTTGAAGTAGCTACATTAATAGATATAACTCAGACTAACCAAACAAAGTTTCGATCAGATGATAGGACAGCTATCAATCAACAGGCTAATTGGAATACATTCCTGCAGGTGATAGGGTTGAGATCCAATCCATACTTTGACGAAGCACCGAGTGTTGTTGAAGGACTAGACATCACCAAGAGCGAGTTTGGTACAGCTTATACGGGTAAACAAAAGGTGTGGTACTTTAAGTTTAGCATTGAACAAGAAGGTGCTTTGAGTGTAGACTTCCTTAAAGACGACTTTGATCTAGTACCTGTGGTAGCAGGACTTACTGAAAGCATTACAATTAATAACAATGCTTTTAGAACAAAAGATGAAGAATCACGTAACGTGATCTTTAAATTAGTAGATAATACTCCAGACTCGGTTGTATAAATACTAACATAAGGCAAACATTACATCAAGTACTAGGCGATTAAATTATAGGCCCCTTCCACGATAAATTAAGGAACGGAGAGATAAAGATGGCAAGAGCCACTAAATTAGAAAAAGAAAGTCTAGAAGCACACGTAGACTTATGCGAACAGAGATATAATAACTTAGAGCTTCGTCTGAGCAAGATCGAAACGAAAGTTGAGCATATCCACGCAGACATTACTAATAACAACAAGTCAATGACAAAAGTGTTGATAGGATCAGCAGGTACGATTGTAGCTGGACTACTGTCAACTATAATAGTAATATTACTAAACTCTCAATAATCCAAACCAAAACACTTCCCCAAACACATAGATAAATACACGTATGCTATTACGTGAGATATATGAACCGTTAGACGAAAAGCAAATATGGGCTCGATCTGGTAAGAAGGTCGTTCGTAAGTATCGTTGCACGGCAGGTAGACGCAAAGGCCGTATTGTTAAACAGATGGCACAATGCTTTGCGGCACCTAATATGAAGGCACGAATAACTATGAAACGCACTAGAGCTAGAATAGGTGCTCGTATGATGAGGAAGGCTAGACGTACCAAACGTACAAATCCAGCTTCACGTAGAGTACAAGCATTGAATAGAAGAGGGTAGTATGTTAATCAAAGACAT